GCAGGATATGTGGTTGGCGCTTCTGGGGAAGTTTGGATGGTTTACGTGTTGGCCATGGTCTCTGGGTCAACATTGGGTTTGATCCAACCCGTGTGGACCGTCCGCCGAGCCCGCAGTCGGTGGCATCGGCTGGAAGTGGATCCGGAAACATTGCCGCTTCCGACCATTGGGTCAGTTTGTCCTGGGCGTGAGGGTATGCGGAAGACTTACTACACCCACTGTCCCATTGTTTGCGTTGATGGCCGCATTCCGGCAATGCCGGCCTCGAGTTGCAATAATCTGTACGCCGCATTGGTCATGCGTCACTTTCAGGGTGTCGAACGCAATGATGTTGGTCCATTGGATGCGATTGATCCATTGATGGACAAATTGATGCGGGAGAGTTGTGAGGCAAATGGGGTGGTACCTTTTGAGGCGGGTGGCCTTGACCCTCTCCAAGTTGAGGCTTGGTTGGCCACTGTGGTTCGGAAGGATGATACGAAGAGGATTAATGAGTTGTTGGCTGCTCATGAGGAGAACTTGCAGGCCAATTCTCCCGGAAGCATGACAGTCAACCCGTTTTTGAAACAGGAGTTTTACCCGGAAGTGGATCAGGCTCTGAAACCAAGGAGTATTGCCTGTGTCAATGACCGTTATCTCGTCGCTCATGGACCAATTGCTGCTCGAGTCACAGACCGGATGAAGTTCGCTTGGCACATGCGTGGCCCGGTATTTTACACTTCTGGAGTTAGTCAAAAAGATATAGGTCTGTATGTCCAATCTGCCCTGGAAGATTTTGGCCCGAAGGCTATGATTATAGAGAATGATTTCTCTCGTTTTGAGTCTACAATTGGTGTTGATATATTGCGCAAGGAATTCAGAGGTTATGTAAAGTGGTTTGGTATGTCGAAACGGCAGGTCCGTATTTTTCGGCATCAACTGTCGCAGAAGATCCGCACACGCTGTGGAATAACCGGCTTTCGTCGTGGGGGCCGAGCTTCTGGGGTTGGCAACACTTCATGTGGTAACTCTTTGATCAATGTTTTTTTGCATCTAGCAATTCTTCGACCACATTTGGATCTCTCACAACCTCTTCGGGACCAGTTTCGTATGATGATATTGGGCGATGACAATTTTTTGGTCGTGAATCAGCGTATCGCAAATGCTATGAATCCGGACGTGGCGATCCAGACTCTTCGTCGGATTGGAATGGAACCAGAGATAAAAATCTGGACCCCTTATGAACTCTCCCAGGCGGAGTATTGTTCAGGATGGATGGGTGAAGACTTGGATGGTGAGCTCAGTTGGTTCCCGAAGGCAGGGCGATTATTGGTTAAGGGATATCAAATGGACAATCGTCTCCGGAATCCCTACGGCGTGTTTCGGGGACAGTTGATGGGGATGATGTCGGGAGCCCTGGATCCATTGAATCGGGTGTTGTGCGAGACTCTATCTGCGCGGTTCCACAATCACGCTGCAGTTCAGTATGCTTATTCGGACATTCGACCGAGTGCTGCTATTGCGTCATACGCAGCGATGTCTCGTCGTTACGCCCTCACACAACGTGAGGTGATGCAGTGTGAAGATTATTTGAGAATGGCCTGCATCTCTTGGCCGATCAATTTGGAGACTTCCACTTCCCTCGCTTTGGAGATCGTCATTGCCACTGACTGTTCTTTGAAGATTGAAAAGAGTCGTACCATAATGCCCGATCCCGCTGAGAGGGCGCCAGTCACATTGGAGTTGACTCGCTTTCGTCTTACCCCGGAACTCCAACCTTTGGAGGATTTGGGGGCTCCAGGTACTTGTTTGGTACGAAAAGAGCTAGGTTTGATTTATGCCGGGCACGGCCGATTCATTGATGGTGAAGTCGTGCGTGAGGACTACAGCACTCAGTATGTGGAGTGGTCGTCACATGTCGGATAATTCTACCTGGCCGGGCTGCACGGAGCCCTTTTATGACCCCGGCCGTGTTGAGGGGTCACGGGATAATGAATTCAAAATCTGAACCACAATCGAAAGCTCTGCTCGCGCTTGAGGCGAGCCGCGACATCACTCCAGCTGGGAAGGACTGGGTCACGCAGACTCTGGATCCTTTCCATGATTGGCAAGCCAGACCGGTCGGTTTTCCTGATACGACCGTTGGATCATCTTTGATTCAGACTATTAACCTGACCCAGACGGTTAATATTGTCGACGACGTCCACACTGATGTGCACGTCTTCACTCTTCCGCAACTCGGAATTCGTGAGATGTGGCAACAGCCTATGCTCACCCCGACTGTCTATTCCGGTACCAACCTCCCGTTGCTTTATGGGAGTGTTGGCCCGGTCAATATAGTCATTCAGGCTGCTGGGCAAGGCACGCTTCCTTATTATGATCCCACCGTGAGTACCTGGCGTTTGGTTCCTACTCCGACTGTGATACCTTTCGATTTCTCACCGTTTCTCGTCGGTGACAACCGGTTGGTTTCCTTCGGTGTGGAGATCCATAACACAACTCCAGAATTACTCAAGGGTGGTGCGTGTGTGTTTTACAAGGCTCCGCAGGCATTAACAGATAGTGCTCTGTACACTCAACCTCTCCCACCGACCTCAGTGTTGAACTTCGTGCCGATAGTACGGTCGTCAATGCCTCCTGCTTTACCGGGAGCAGCCCTATTATTGTCAGGGAGTCAGCAATGGGAAGCGTACGATGGGGGCATGGGAGTTAATACTCTGCAGGCCGTCTCGAATCCAATTGGGGTTTCGAACTATTACGATCAAATTTACGAACCACAATTCACAAATCCTGATACCGGGGGTAATGTCGGTATCATTCTGGCTCCGCGAACTGGTAGCTTGTTCCCACAGACAATAGCGTCGGTGCAGGCTGCTCCGTGGAATACCATTGGTGCTTATTTCAATGGTTTGCCAATTGGAACCCGTTTGACTGTCATTGTCAAGGCGTATATAGAGTGTTTTCCGACTCCTGATCAGTTGGCTTACACAACCTTGACCTCACCTTCTGCTGCTTACGACCCTGTCGCGATTGAGTTGTACTCTCGTGCATCGGTGTCTTTGAAGCCTTGGACGAAGGTCCGTAATAATGAGGACGGGGATCACTGGAGAAATGTTGTCGGGGTCCTTAATAGGGTCGCACCCCGTCTTGGGCGGATTGCTGGCACGGTTGGGCGTGTCGGCAGTTTCGCTCGGAAAGCGAAGGATGCCACGTCTGCGGATGACCTTGCTCGAATGATGTCGGAAACGAAGATCTTCGGGCGTGATAAAGGCACCCGCACACCGCGTGCACCCCGACCCTTGGCGCCAAATGAGATTCAGCCTCAGACTGATTCTCAGGCGTCTTCAGCCACACGACGTCGTCGTCGCTTGGCTCGCGCTGCCAAGGCTATTGTGGCTGGCGGTGCTGTCTGAGCGTTCCCCTGCGTTAGGGCGGCCCATTGGATGGGTACCGGGGTAACCCGGAAGGTTGGTATGGGTCTGCCACGACGACACCGTAT